AGATTACGATCTTCTCCTTCAGCAGTATTTTTAATTGCTTCTAAAGTTTCTACATATCCTGAACGAGTCTCTTTTAATTCTATTGACTTTTTCATTTTAATTTCCTTTTTTTTAATTCTATTTGTAATTTTAATAAACTATTTTTAACTTCATTCACTTCAAATCTTGTCTCTGATTCCTGTCTATTTTTTTCTTTATCTATAAAGTTTGACCTCTGTGCGAGTGCCAAATCGTTTGCATCGGGGTAGGCTGGAAGGCTCACAGGAGACACATCGTATAAGCGATCCACTTTGTTGATAATTCTTATATCATTCCCATTTTCTCCTCGTTCCCAGCTATCCCCATTTTTCCCTATTGTAAATGCAAAGCTAGACTGAGTAATATTGCCTAGTCGCATATTTTCTTTTAAGTCCCTGCCTACTGTAGTATTAGGAATATCTAATTCATATCTTAATCCCTTCTCATCTACACTTAATCTTAAAGTGCCTGCAGATGTTCTCCCTAATAAATAATCAGGATTATGATTAAAATAAGCTCTTACATCATTTTCTAATACATCATCAAAAGCTCCTGGATTTATTCTCTCTTTGAATCCTCCTAAGTCCTCTGATAATTTATTAAATACTGCAGCGTGTCCTATTACTATATCCTTCCCTTCTTTTTTTGTAAGTCTGCTCTCTATTGAATAGTATCTAGTTTCGGAAGTATGTTTTTTATCCCATACATCTACTCCTCTCTTTTTGTACTGGTCCTCCTCTATTTCTTCTTCTTCTTCTTCCTCTACTTCCTCCTCTATTTCTTCCTCATCATATTCTTCATCCATTGGAGCTCTCTCATCTTCTTCTTCCTCAATCTCCACTTCTTCCAAATCTTCTTCAATAGATGCGTCAATATCCTTTTCATAAACAATTGTAACGGTTTTATCATCTTCTATTATTTCTATTATATGTCGCTTTTTTATTTCTTCCATAGTTTTTACTTCAATTATTTTAATATTTCTCTCTATTTGTGTTTCACAAATTGCAAGTCTTTGCTTTTCATCATACTCTTGCATAGTCTCATCAGCCATACATCTCTCTACAAATTGCTCATTTGTTTCTTCATTATTAGGCTTAGGAATCGGCATTATTATTATTTTGCAAAGTTCCTCCTTCTATAATATCATCAAGAGTAGCCATATTTAATTGCATAAAGTGTTTATCTCCTCCATCTATTGTAGGGAGCTCCTCTAGTTTTCTTATCTCATCAATGCTCATTGCTCCTATATTTAACATTGTTCTATAATATTCGCTCCTGTCTTTTGGAGTTCCTCTTAATAAAGCATTTACTATAAATTTAGTTTGTACTCTACCTACTTCATTCTTCCTAAATAATTTACAATTCATCTCTGATTCCATCATAACTAAATAAGGCATTAAGCTATACTGCACAAATTCTCTTGACTGCTCAGAGATATTATTAAAGCTTGACTTTGTTAAGTCCCTTAATAAATGAGGAGGCAAATTAAATATACGAGCTATCTCAGTTATACTAAATTCCCTGCTATTTAGGAATTGGCTGGCCTCATTGGATAGGCTTATCTGCTGAAATTTTAGTCCTTCCTCAAGGACCATTGTTTTATTAGCATCCTGAATGCTTGTATAATTTTCATTAAAGGATACTTTTAGTCTTTCAATTGCTTCATCTGATAAGTGTCTATCTGTAGATAATACTCCACTCACTTTTGCTCCATTCCCAAAGAAAGTATTGCCATAAGTTTCCAAAGCTAATCCATATCCAATTGCATTTGCACAGGTATCAATAGGAGACATTCCAATAAATCCATCTTTACTCATCATTTTGAAATGTAGAATATCAGTAGATTCTACTATCCCTCCCTCCTTCATCTCATAGTAAATATCTCCTCCACTATCTACTAATTTAACATCTTTATATGGGATTGGTCTTAAGGCTATTGGTCTTGCTCCTCCATTTCGTTCTATATATACAAAAGAATTCCCTCTAGTTAATAAGTCCATCATACACTTTTGAATAAATACATAAGTAGTCATATCAGGATTGGGCTCTCTATGTAAGAGATTGTATAGCTGATGAGTATTTGCCTGGGCTTTGTTTCCTAGTTTATCTGATTCATAAACTGATAAGGGAAGCTGTGCTACTGATTCTGATAGTATTCTAATGGCAGCCCATACTGCAGTAAAATTTAATGCATTCTCATCTGAGACTGTTATCCCTGAACTTGTATTCCTACTCCCAGCCATAGCTGCATAGAAATTCCTTTTGTCTTTGTCCTCCTTATTAATAGAAAAGAATCCTCTTAGCGTATCTAATACTCCCATAAAATTTGCTTGTAATTACTCGCAATTATACGCATTACTTTCTACCTGTCATTGTAGCAATGTTTCTATTTTTTCTGTTTTTAGTAACTCTAAAACTATCATAAGAAGAATATCTCCTTTTGCCGAAATTACTTTCATATTCCTGCTCAGTTTTCTCATAAGCTTCATAATAGCTTTTTGAGGATTGACAGTATTTATGAAATCTTTTCTCAAATCCTGATGGACTTAATAAAGCTAATATTTCTATTCCTAGTTTCATAATTTAAAAGCTTAAAATTCCTCTATCATTATATATTGAGTCTCCTGGAGATTCATCAGTCATCATCTCTCCTAGGGCCATTACTAAGGCTACCATTCCATCTACTTTCTCAGAGCTCCTTTGTTTATTTATTTTTATGTTTCCTGCAGGATCAGTTTGTAATTGTACATTCTCGCATTGCCATCTTAAAACTGGATTGTTTAAATGATTAATTCCTTTTTTTAGTACAAGCTTTTCAAGTTCTTTTGAAGGAGCACTCATACTCCTATAGCCTTGACCAAATTGAGACATAGGTATTCCATCCTGCTGACTCAATTGTATTATTAATTGGCTCGAATTCCATCTATCAAAAGCAATAGACTGTAAATCATAGTCCTCAATTATGGTGTTTATATCTTGCCTTATGTATTCGTAATCCTGGACATTCCCTGGTGTCGCTTTAATATACTCATCTGCAATCCATTCATCATAAGGAAGCTTGTATTTTCTACCTCTAATCTCAGCTGAGGATTCAGGACACCAAAAATAAACTAATACTACATCCTTCTGATCCTCCATAGGGAAGTATAAAACTAAAGAGCTAAGGTCCATAGTCGAGGCCAGATCTAATCCTCCCCAGCACTTTTTGCCTTTTAATATTTTTAAATCTATCTCCTCGTAATTCTCCATCCATACACTATCTGAAATCCATTTAGTAATAGATGTAGTCCATAAGTTTAAATGCAATCGCTTAAAAGTATTCTCATAACTTGGAAGCTCTCCAGCTCGCTTAGCTTCCTTTTTTAAATACTCCTCAGAAATTGAGATTCCCATATTAGGATTAGCTTTCCTCCAAGTGGCTGGGTCTTGTATATCATCATCCTCATCTGCTGCATAAATTACTGCAAGATGAGACTCATCAATAATTATTTTATCTAATACTTTCTGTGAATAATTATGTACCTCCCAGCAAATGTTCCCATCAGTTTTGCTTGAGCCTGCTGTAGTCATTGTAAATAAAAGAGGCTGTGTTCTAGCTCCTGTTCCTGTTACCATTGTATCGTAAAGCTCTCTAGTTTTCTGAGTGTGTAATTCATCAAATAAAATCCCATTAGGATTCAGGCCGTGATGTAAGCTGGCTTCTGCAGAGAGTACCTTATAAGTATTTCCTTTTTGAGGGAATGTAATTGAATTTCTAAATACTTTAGATTTCGCACTTAATACAGGATCTAGTTTAATCATCCGTTTTGCAAGATCAAATATTATTGAGGCCTGGGCTCTATCTCCAGCACAGCTAAATATTTCTGAGCCAAGTTCATCATCTGCAAATAATAAATATAATCCAATTGCTGCTCCTAGACTTGACTTCCCATTCTTCCTGGCAATCTCACAGTAAACACTTCTATATTTTCTAAGGTCAGAGTCCTTATGTTTCCATCCAAAGATAGGCTCTATCAAATCTTTTTTTTGCCACTCCTCCAGGATAAATAATTCTCCTGTCTTATCTCCTTTACAATGTCGGATATGAGTCTCAATAAAAGCTACTGCTCTATTGGCTGCAGCCTTATCAAAATAGTATTTTGATTTTTTAGTCAAAATAAAGAGTGTTGTATTTTTTTTTCTACTGTGCATATCGTATCATTATGAGCTGAACCGTGAGCCACTATTAATATTTCTACAATTTCAAATCCAAACTTTTTTCCAAGCCCATTACTATTCCATCCAAAAGACAAAGCATATCCTCCTGCTTTAATCTTTTTAC